GCCGCCAAACCACTAACAGTAATTGTTCCAGAACCCGCTTGACTTAACGTACCTGTAATACCGCTAGGACTTGAGGTGGCAGTGTAAGAAGTAATTACAGCCCCACCATTGCTTGCAGGGGCGGTAAACGGTACAGATGCTGTTAAAACAGAAATACTAGCTGTACCAATCGTAGGCGCACCGGGAACTGATGTCGCCGTTACCCCAGCTAAGTTAAGCATCATTCCACTCATACTAAATTCCCCGTTACAACCGCCCGTGTTGCAGTGATAAAAAGAATAGTGGCTACGCCCCTTGTAGTTACGCTGAAGGTACTGATGTCTGCGTCTGTGCCACCTTTATAAACATCTGTTATAGCAGAACAATCGCAGGAAATAGACGCGGATGTGTTATTAAAGATACTGATTGCATCGCCAGCCGCAAACACAGAAGCCGGGACTACAACCGTGCCTCCAGTACCAAGTTCAATAAACTTACCCACATCACCAATAACAAGGGTGTAACTTGTTGTTTTAGCACCTGAGTTTGGTATGTTGATATAGCCAAGCTTGACCCATGCACTGCTGTGAGCAAAGAACATTGCTCCATCGGCATGACTGTGAGCTAACGCACCGTGATAAGTAACCGCAGAGGGGAAAGCCGCTTGGTTAGCGTAGTAAAACGGGATGACAGAACTAACTCCGGGCGCAGTAATTGCACCATCGTCAGCAACTGTTACCAAACTGTTTTGTACAATTTTTCCAGTGGTAAGGTCAAACCTTGTAATTGCATTGTCAGTAGCAGAGGCCGGGCCAGATACATCACCCGCACCAGAAGGAGTAGCCCAAGCGCCATCACCTCGCCAAAACGTAGTGGCACTGGCTGATGTTCCGCTATTGAGGTTGTTGACAGGCAGGTTTCCTGTGACGCCTGTTGTTAAAGGCAGGCCGGTGGCATTAGTCAATGTAACAAAAGAAGGCACACCCAAATTAGGAGTGGTCAGCACTGGGCTTGTTAGCGTCTTGTTGGTCAGCGTATCAGTTGTTGCTCTGCCCACTAATGTGTCTGTGCTTGTTGGTAGCGTTAATGCACCAGTATTGCTAATGGTTGCAATGACTGGCGTTGTCAAGGTTTTGTTTGTCAGAGTCTCTGTGCCTGTTGGGGTCACATAGTCTGTCCCAGCTACAGCAGCAGATATTGCCGTGCCGTTGCCTTTCAGAACACCTGAAATAGATGTTGTAAGCGTAATAGCAGGTGTTGTTGTTGCGGTTGCAACTGTGCCCGCAAAGCCATTGGCAGTCACTACGCTTGCGCTTGTTACTGTACCTGTACCCGTGCTGGTAGCCACTTTGACGTAGTCTGTACCGTTGTAGTACACAAACGCTTTTTCGCCCACTGCAATTGACACGGCAGGAGATTGACCCGAACGGATAAAAGAAACCGTGCTGCCAGTGGCAGCGTTGTCTACCATGTACAGCTTGCTACGGCTTGGGGCAGTAATTATCTTGGGGGTTGTCAGCGTGCCGGTGACACGAATAACCATGTACTGACCCGTAGTCGATCCAATATTGTTTCCTGACGCACTACCTATGGTATTTGTCAGAGTAATAGGGCCGTCACCCGCAAAAGATAATGTGCCTGCGATGGCAATATCAAGGTAATCAGAAATACCGTAGTTAACCGTGTCGCCCCACGTACCAGAGAGCGTTCCCTGTGTGGGGGTGACTAAATCTAAAAGAGTTGTTGTCGCTGCCATGTTCGTTCCTTACGAAGTATTTATATTCTGCCAAACTGTTGACTGTTTGTCATCAATTAATTTCCAATAAACAGCCGTTACATTTCCAACACTGCCCGTTGCCCCATTACCTGTCAGACCAAACGTCCTAGGTGCGCCCATTGTTCCTACAGCACCCGTTGAACCAACACCCGTTAATACAACCGTTACTCCATAGACTACGGTTCCGACAGAAGCCAACGCTTGGTTGGAGTTCAGCGGCACAATAATTTGATTTACTTGCCCATAAGCTAAATTACCCGTTAAACCAAGAGTATTTACAACCCCAACTGTACCTACACCGCCTACACTTCCAACGCCTGTCAGCGCCATAGCATTTAGACCAACTACTGTACCTACTGCGCCAGCAGAGCCAACACCTGTTATAGCAATAAAACGTTCAGCAACAGTGACATTACCTACAGCACCAACAGCATTAACACCCGCGCCGCTGTACCCCTCAGTAAAACCTAAACTAGAGCCGCCCCACGGATTATCGCCCCAAGCCCCTTGGCCCCAGCCAGAGCCAACTAAACCTGTTGCGCCAACACCCGTGAGCGCCAAACTAAAGTCGTTAGTACCCCATGCGCCGTCGCCCCATGCTTCGGAACCCCATGCAGCAGCCATACACTACCTTTAGGTTGTAGCGATACGCAACAACGCAGCAGCAGTGGTATTAGCAGGCATAGTCAGTGTAAATGTACCAGCGGTAATTGTTTGAGAACCGAAGGTATGTACGCTGACAGCCGTATTGTTTTGCGTGGAGTTATAAATCAACAATGCGTCAAACGCAGTTGTCAAAGTTACGGTTGTAAACGTGATTGAAGCCGTAGGTGTCGTAAATGCAGTACCGGCGGTTATAGAGGTATTAGTGGCAGTTGGAGCATTCCATGCAGGAGAACCTGTAATCGTCACACCACCAGCGGTATACCCCGCGCCAACAACTTCATTAGTAGCACTATATGCGGTAGTGCTTGCGTTTACCGTAGCAGAAGTTAAATACAACGCTGCTTTAAACGTATCAACAGTGGGCGCAGTCAAACTGGTACGCGAAACAAGCGTAATTGCTCCAAATTGATGCCCGCCATTGAGCAGTTGCCCCATGAACGAAGTGCACATTGCTTGCGTATTTGCCATGATATTTCCTTATGTAAGAGATGCTGCTTCAGCAACAATGGTGGGTGCTTGCTTTAGGGCGACATGTGCTGATCGATGCACCAACTCACCCTCTAACCAATACTCCACCCATGTGGTTGTTTCGTTGTCATTATCCAATGAACCTTCACGCTTTTCAAGCAATGATTCGTCCATATCACCTTTGGTTGTGGTAATCAATTTGAACTCCTAATAAGAGCCGCCGTAGCGGTGTTGGCTGGCATTGTGATTGTAAACGTAACGGTAGATGTTTTGTCAGACCCAAAGTCCAAAACAGCTATGGATGGATTACCGGCAACGGTATCGTTATAAATTAACGCGCATCTTGCGGTGATTGCGCCTGTCCATGAGATGTTGGGGAAGCCCACAAAGGCTGTGTACTCAGAAGACGATACCGTGATAGGCGTTAGTATTGCCCCACCAGCGACGTAAGTACCTGTATTAGCTACTTCGTTCGTAGCTGAATACGCCGTTGTGTCTTCGTTCAAATCCGCGCTGGCTGTGTACAGGGCAATCCTAATAACGTCGGTTGTCAAGTCATGAATACCTTGGTACAACTGCGCCTTGAAACTGGTGGTTTGAGTTTGGATAATTGACATATCAAGTTACCCGCTGACGGAACTGACCAGAACGATAGGCGTCTTGACGCTCCATACCATCACCCAAACGTTTAGCCAACGCTAGTGCTTCCATGAACTTGCCGTTGTACAACTGCATCATGTCTGGCTCACCCTTCATGTAGGTGTAAGCCTCAACCAAAGATGCGTAGAGCAACACCGTGTCAAAGTTATCGCCAAGCCATGTTTGGCCGTCTGCGGCTACTGTGATTGACTCAGGGTAGTAGTAATAATGCAACTCTACGCCGTAATTTGCATCGGCTGTTGGGCCAATTATGAATGAAAGCTCATCATAAATTACAGAAGTTAATACCGTTGGGCCAAACAGTGCGTAGTACTTAGGAATGCCTGTATCTGTTGTTGGGTTGGGGTATGCCTGACGGATAAAGTTAACGTCTTTATTTAGCAAATACTCATAGTTGCCGCTGGCGTCAACGACCGCCATAGAGTACACAGCCAAGAAATCATTAGGGCAGTCCAGATACTTTGTGTTTATTGCAATGGTGCTTGTCACGTTTTTGCGGAGAAACGGGAACTGAACCGAGTTATAAATACGCTGCTCAGACTGCGTAACGAACACGGGGATATTAGCCACGAAATCTGTTTCCGTGTTCTCCGTGTACGCTTGGATCGCGTTGCTGAGTTGCGTGTAATTCATGCCATCGGGCCTCTGGCAATTGTGCCTTTGGTTGCCGCACCGTTACCACGGGTGACAATACCGGATGTCTTAGTGGTTTCGTTACCAGCGGCTTTGCTGATGTTGCCAATAGACATATTAACAGTGTCAGCTTTACTGCGGTTGGGGGGAGTGCCGGGGTTCTGGGATATGCCTACAGGCGCACCACTCATGGTGTGGGGCTTGGCGTATGCGGAAGCAGGTAGATTGTTAATCTTGGCCATGTTATTTCCCCTGATTTTTAACTTTGGCCATACCGCGACCATACTGCATCATCATCTCATTGGTCTTACCGCCCTTGGCAAGCTTTGT